TGAGAAAAATAGCGTGTATTCTGGCAATGTTGTTGATGCTGACCGGCGCACCAGCCCTGGCACAAGATTCTGTCATTTCATCCGGCATGACCACCAGTGATCGACTCATTGGAACCGGGAACTGTTACGCCTACGGTTTTGAATTGATCGCGGGCGCCAGTACTGCCGTGTTGTCGATATATGACGGCATCACGGCGTCAGGGACAACGGTTCTGGCGGGCCAGGTCGGGACGGCGACCTTGTGGAACGGCTTGAGGCTTTACCATCCGGTAGAGGGTTTTACCGGGATTTATGCAGATGTCACAGGGACGGGGGCACAGTACACCGTTTATTACAAATGCAGATGACCGAGATTCGTTGCAAGAAGCCTGATGTAATCCTTATAAAAGACACTGCTTTTGGTGTTTATGGTGAGGATGGGAAGAAAGTAACAGATGATAAAATTGTTATTATTGAAGCACTTAAAGCATTAGCCAGTGCAAAACGGAAATTGGAGGCACTTTTAAGAAAGTAGTTTAAGTATGTAGCTTAATTCTCAATTTGTACACGAGAGCAAAGGCAGATTCTGGAAACGGGTCTGCCTTTTTTGTTTCAAACCGCCCTGGCGGAACCAGGAGCAACGGCACTTGGCAGCCTAATGCCACGCAAAGGAGGATCAAATGAGTGGAGTGGGAGATTTCCAGAAAGAGACGTTCGACAAGGATGAGCTCGCCGTTTTGGGAGAAGCGGAAGAAAAGGCCCCGGACGCCGAGAAGGACGAGCCGAAGAAGGACGAGGGACCGGGCACCCAGGACCAAAAGCCCCCCGATGGCGAAGTACCGCCCGAAAGGGAAGTCAAGGTCGAAACCGAGCCAAAGGCCGAGCCGACAGCCGAAGAATTGGCGGCAGCGGAAGATCAGGGGTTCCGTATCGAAACCGATGAGAAGGGTCACACCTACATCATCGATGACGACGGAACGAAGATCCCCCCGAAACGGTTCCGGGAAGTTTACCGCGAAGCCAAGGAAGGGGAACGAACCAAGGAGAAATTAGACCTTTTCAAGAAGTTAGGTCCCGAAGGGTATTATCGGGTTTACCCCTATGAAAGACCGGAAACACCGCCAGTTAGAGAGGTCCCGAGGGAAGTCATCCCCTCGGATGTTGACGTGGGGGGGCTTTTGGTTCAGTACGAACCCCATATCCCCCAAGATCAACGCCCGTACGAAGGCATGACGCTCCGTGACGTTCACGAGGTCGATCCTGTCTTCGCGACCAATCTGCAGACCGAATTTCTGTGGAAACAGAAACAGGATGTAGCGGTCCGGATGGGTGAGATGAACCGCGTCCGCCAGGAATCGGCAACGGAGATCGAAACCTTTGCCGGAGTCATCGCTAAGGAGAACTTTGGAAAATCAGTCAAGGAGCTCTCCAAGGACGAGGAAGGCAAGGTCGTGGACACCATCCAGGCGGTTCTTAATTTCATGAACAATACCGGTTATGGTGATGGTCTGATGGACCATGCTTATTTCCTGATGGATAGAGAGGGGCATTTGAAGGGTGCGGCGAATAAGGCCGCAGCCAAAACCCTCAAGGATCTTCAGAATCGGCAAGGACCGGCCAGCATCAACACCAGCACGGGCGGGGAAGTCAAGGGAACGGGATTCGAGGCTTACGAGAAGATGACGGAGGCGGCGCTTACCGCGAAGATTGACGGGATGAATGAAAACGAAACCCGGAAATTCTTCAAGGACGCCCCGAAAAGTCTTCGGGCCAAGTATCCATCAATCCCTTGGGACTGATACTTCGAGAAAAGGTCCAGACCATAAAGGAGAACGGAAATGGATTGGACCTTTGCAACAGGAAACGCGCTCACCCGGAAGGCGTGGGCGAAGAAATGGTGGATGGAGGCCAAAGTCGAGTCGTATTTCTACGCGAACGGCTTTGTCGGCACCTCTGCCCAAAACATTATCGTTGAGTTCCCCGATCTTGAGAAGGATCAGGGGGATGTCATTTACCTGGGCGAGTTGATGCAGCTCGACGAGGGCGGTGGAGTAGCGAATGATGCCACGATGGAAGGCTTCGAAGTCGCACCCGACACCTACGACGACGCGATCACACTAACCCAGATCAGGAACGCGATACGCACCGGGGGCCGGGAGTCCGAAATGCGGCCTTCCGACAACGGCATCCGCGCCTACGCCAAGGAGCTTTTACAGGTCTGGATGGCGGCAAAGATCGACCAGGACATTTTCACGGCCCTGGGGGATTCCTGCACGAAAGGGATTTTCGGCGGGGACGCGACGACCACGGCGACCATCGAGGCGGGGGATTACATGACGCTTTCCCTGATCTCCAAGTGCGTCGCCTATTCCCGTAAGGCAACTCCTCTCATCATTGGCCCTAACGTCAAAGGGAAAGCGATGAACGGCGTCTTAGTCATCTCTCCGGACCAGGCTTATGACCTGTCAGAGAGAGATGCGGCATGGGCGCAGGCACAGCGGGAAGCAATGAAGCGCGGAGGCGATAACCCGATCTTCACCGGAGCCCTTGGGATTCACAAGAGCGTGCCGATTCACGAGCATCAGAGAGTGGCAACGGTAGCCACCCCCGGGGGGTACGGCTCCACGTCGGTTCTCGCCGGCGCAATGGCGTTGTTCCTGGGGATGAAAGCCGGGGCAATCGCCTACTCGAAGAAGAAGATCTGGGAAGAAAAGACTTTCGATTACCAGAACAAGGCGGGTTTCTGCATCGGCAGCATCTACGGGTTGACGAAGTCGGTTTTCAATAGCGCCGATCTCGCTGTTGTTGCTGTATACACGTACAGGAGCAATAACTAAGATTTTGCGGATAGGCGTTTACTGGCCGTAGGCGCTGAGAAAGGGGGAACTCCCGACCCCCTTTCCGCAAAACAAACCATCGGGACGAAGGGAGGAAGAAGGAAATGCCAAGAGCAAACTTAGTTGATCCGGTAGCAAAAGGCGGAGAGCAGCAGGAAAGGTCCGAATTGGGGGCTCTCGATATCAAGAAGGTAGACGGTTTGACCTTCAAACCCATACCCCCAGAGCGGGCCAGAATTTCCAAGCCGTTTGATGGTTATCCGATAGGATCGAAGAAACTCGAGTTCGGGAAGGTTGACACGTTCACGACCTACATCGTGGCGCTCAATCCGACCATTCATGTCATTCAGGATCCATCGAATAGGAAGGTCAAGACGAAGGCCGGCATGGTCCAGGTGCACAACTATCATAGTCGTGTCATCCGGGACCGTGAGACGAAAGAGAACATTCTGTGTATGTTCGACCGGGACATTGAAGTCGACGGTCGGACATACCAGTGTGCGATCATCCCGTCTCACAACGTCCGCGCCCAGGTCTGCTTCGCCTATGATCCGCAGAAAAACCGGATCGTAGTGGACAGCCGGTACCTCTTACTCGATAGCGAACAAGACAGTCGGCTGAAACGCGTTTTTGAACAGGTAATCAATCCGAACATCAGAATGGAGAGGGAAGCGGCTTTCATTTCCGGCGAATCGAAAGAGGATGCCGGGGAAGCTGAAATCCCGCCCGAGTGAGGATTAGAACATGGCAAATATAGAAGCTCAGATCAAACCGACGGGAATGTCCCAACGGAACCTTGTGGATCTCTTGTACATGATCGTGTCTTCGATCCAAGGCGTCTGCACCAAACTTGACGCAGATGGCGGAGTGCCGCTTACGACCTATGTGGCGAACTGTTATACGGCTATTTTCAACGGTTCAATCGAGGACAGCCGGGGGAATTACATCATGAACAGGGTCAGCGCGAAGGACGACCGGTTTTTCATCATCACGCCGACAGGTCTCGACAACAAGGCCCTGTTCGAATGTCTGTATCAGATATTCGACATGATGGAAACCCTTACGGAACAGTTAGACACGGACACTTTGACGGATTCCACTTACGAGGCCCTTTGCTACACGGCCTTGTATTTGTGGATCATCGAGAACTGCAAGGGCGATCAGTTGGGGAATGGAACCAGTTTCTACTTCAGGGCGGCATCCGAAAACCGGAAGGAACTCGTCGATCTGCTTTACGCCATCGTCAATTCCATTGAGACCTTGACGGAACAGCTCGACCTGGACGGGACGGTAACAGATATCACCTATGAATCACTTTGGTTCACGGCAACGATTCTAATGCGGGTCGAAAACTCGCAAGGCAGTGTTGTCGGCAACGACATTACGATTACACCATAAGGAGGACTATACCATGAAGAGATTTAAGATTTTCACCCTGGCCCTGGCCGTTGCGTTCTTTCTGATTGCGGCTCCGGCGCAGGCGGTCCTGCAGGACATGCAGGCCAGTGTTTATAAATGGACAGGCGGGATGGGTTCAGACGGCAAGGCCGTTCTGACCAAGATCGATTCCGGGATCACGTTCAAAGTCCTGGCGGTCGATTCTGACACAGCGGAAACCACCTATTATCCGGGGAAGACTACGGCTCTCACTAACCCGGTCACCACTACCAGCTTTGCATCCACTTCGATTTGCAACAAGAAGGTGGCCTTCCGGGTTGATCCGACGGACGCAACGTCCGATCGGTACGTGGACCTGATCGTTGTCGATACAGTCGGCGGATATACCGCTTTCGTCGAGAACTTCGATCAGTACACCCACACTATCGTTATCGACGAGAGACCTAACGTCGTTCATCAGGGCACGATCTGGTTCGGCGCCTCAAGCACCAGCGAGATCAACACCGGCATCAACTTTGCCCCCAATACTCTGGTTCAGGATGTCCGGGTCGAGGTTGTGACGGTGGCTTCGGCGGTAACGCTTGACGTGGGTCTGCTGTCCAGCGGAACCGGCGGGGATAAAGATGGTTTTAGAAAGTCAGTCCTTCTGACCACGGCGGGATATGTGAAAGATACCGCCGTGGTCACGGACGGCACCACGATTGACTTTACCGGGGCATCCACTTACGGGGTGTTGCTGGTAACGGCAATCACCGGGTCGGACGCGGTAGCCACCGGGGGCGGTAAGTCCTATCTCGGGTACGCGATTGACGGCACCAGCACGTCGACACTGAC